GTGGAAAGTCAACCCTAATTCTTTTGTCAACTTCAACATAATACTCATCTGATTTAGGATCATAACCTTCTTTTTCGGTTAAATCTTTATGTATTTCAAATGCTGTAAAAGTCATGGCTCTATCTTGTCCAAACCATGAATTTTTAGATGCCCAAGATTCTGCTTGAGGATCTGGATCTGGTAATTGTTGAGGTGTTTGTCTAGGAAGTTTAGTTCCATCAGATAAATTTGTCTTAGGTGTTTCTATCTGTTTTTCTTTACTCTCCTTTAGAACATTAAGTCTTGCTGAATCAATTGATAGAGCAGCTATTTTTTTCTGCGCTTCCACTTGTCCAACAGCATCCCCAGATTCTATAGCGATAGACAACTCTTTTTGAGCTGAGTCCATGCCATTAGTCACTCTGTTTTCGTATTGTTTTACATAATCATTATTTACTTGCGTAAATTTAGATTCTGTTTGCTCTCTTTTACTTTCAACAGCTTTTGCGTATTCAAGCGCAGCTTGTTCTCTTCTCTCCGCTTCTCTCATCTTACGAGTTAATTTTGCAATACGAGATTGTACACCTTTACTGTAGTCTTCTAGTTTTTCGTCTTCTTGTTTTACTGGTTCTTCTTTTACTGGTTCTTGGTCCGTGGTTACTGCTTCTTCTGTAACGGCCTCGGTTTCTACAACCGACTCATCTTTTTTCTCTGATACTTCGATCTCGGCTCCCGGACCGGATGTATCAATGTCTACCATGTTCTTTTGTTCTACTTCTGGCATAGTTTCCTCCTATGGTTAATATTCATGCAAGAGATCCTCTGGACTCTCGATAGTTGCTAAAACTTCGTCATCGTTTAGCAGACGTATTTCCCCACCTTCTATTTTAATTCTGGATCCAGCATAACGAGCAAACATTACCCATCCTCCCTCTTTGCACCACGGGCCTTCAGGATATCTCTCTTTATCCTTATAGCACTGGGGACCCATCTTTAAAACTAAACCACATTGAGAACCAACTTGTTGTCTCTCAATAGTTGAATCTGATAAATGTATTCCACCTTTAGTTTTACCATCCATTTTAAATGGCAATACTAAAAGTCTCCAACCCGTTGGGTTAGGTATTTTATTTGTATCTTCTTTTTTTTCTTCTGATTGTTTTACACCTACTAATTTTTTATTCGGTAGTTGTATCTTTGATGTTGATGACTGTTCCATTTTTTTGCTCCTTATCATTTAGCAGGTTAGAGAGTTCCTGACGCACTGATTCTAGTGCCTTAATTTGTCCTACTATATACTTATAATTTTCCATATTGTCAATAGCGCCGGACGTTATCGCTATAGATAAATCTTCTAGCCTTTGATTTAAAAGTCTATTAAGTTTTACTATTACTGTTTCTAGTTGCATGTTTTTTTAGAACTCCTTTCAATACTTTAGCTTGACCCGCATGTAAATTAGAAGCTTTGTTTAAACCTTTAATTACTTTCTTTATTTTTGCTTTTGTTTTTTTCAATTGCAATTCCACTTTCTAAGAGACTTGTTTATTCTACTATCCGGGTCTCTTGCCGTTTTAGCAGAAGTAAGTTTAGATTTCATGCCCTTCATTCTAGCACAAAAAGATTTACGTCTGTTTGCTGATTTAGAACCTGCTTTAAGTTTAGAAGGTTTTGTTGTTACTGCT